GAGCGGCGATGCACCCCGCGAGAAGAATAATGCGGAACTGGCTGCAGAACGCGCTGCCAAGAAAGCCGAAGAGGAGAAACGCAATCCGAGCCTGTTTGGCGGCGATGGTGGCGTCAAGTCTGTTGCTGTGCCACAGCAACCAGCAGAACAGACCGCAGCAAGCCCCTGCGCACAACTGATGAGCGACAGCTACGAGATGCGCATGGCGCAGGACAAACTGCACCTGAACCAACTGGCGTGGCTGATGAGCCCCGAGTTGGCCAAGCGCAGCGAGACAGTGCAGAGCCTGCGCGTGACGGCAGAGAGCGCCAGCGAGCGGGCCAAGCTACTGGCCGAACAGGGTGCCAATGAGAAGGATATTGAAACATACGCCCAGCAGGCAAAGGAGGCTACAGAAGCGTACTTGTCCATCTATGCCTCCGTTGATGAAGAGCTGGCAGTACTGCACAAGCGGCTCTATCTGGATCTTCCATTCATCGAGAAGTTCAAGACCAAGTTCAAGGGCGTGGATGTGGAAAAGGTGCTGTATATCACGCGGCCCTATTATGAAAAGGTGAAGGATAACGAGAAGAAGAATGCCGAGGAGATGGCCAAAAAGGGACTGCCGACGATCGACGAGCGCATCCGCGCCATCATCGAGCGGGAGAATCCCGAATATGCCGCCCGCATGAAGGCTGAGGAGGAGCGCAAACAGGAGATTGCCGACCTGCTCAGATATATAAAAAGGAAGGACAAGCCCAATGTGAAGCAGCGCATCGAGACAATGGAGAAGCGCTATGCACGGCTGGTAGAGCTCCTGGGCGAAGAAGAAGCCCGCACCTATCGCCCCATTGTGGATGCTGCCATCGAGGACTACGAGCAAAACCATAAGAAGCCCGAGAAGGCCACCGTGCCCGCTGATCCCGCCGGCGGAAGCAAGAAAACAAGAAAGCAACAAACCAAGAAAAGCGCAAAGAAATGAGTCAGCCATCACCAGGTTACATCGAAAAGGTCGTGAATTGGACCTACGGCAAGATAGACCTTGCGCGCATCAATATGCCGCTGCCTGGGCAATTTAGGGCGCGGCTCGCGCTGGAGTGCTACATGCTATGGCAGCAGAACAAGACCGCCAATGTGCGCCGCATGGTGCAGAACATCGCTGCACGCGACTACCAGACCTTGATGACCAACGCCGGCCTCGGGAACGAAGAGGCGCAGGCGATGGTGAAGGCGCTGGGCATCAGCAAGAGCGAGGACGGTACCATTAGCGCACGAAAGGAAACAGAGATTTCCAACGACATCTATGTGGTGAACCAGCTCGTAGGCCGCCTTGCCACATCGAAGAATCACATCCAGCGGGCCATGTACGAGGACAATATTGAGTGGCTCATCCAGTTTGGGCGCAAGACGGGCAACGTTACTGCCATGCGCGAAGCACAGCGCAACTTGGAGAAGCTCAACAACGACTTCAAGGACGAGCAGAACCCAGCCGATGCACTCAAACCAGGAGCAGAGCGCAATATCACGAACGACATCAGCATCATCAAGCCTGACCGCCAGAACTACACCGACGATGAAATGAAGCAGTTCGCCAAACAGATCGGTGCGAAACTGGAGGATGTGCAGGAGTTCATCGAGAACGAGGAGGGCGTATATGTGCCTGCCGACGAGAACGATGAAGAAGAAGCCGCCCCCGTGTCTGCTGATTCCGTCAGCGGTGGCCCCGTACCCACTACCGAACCCGATACCTACGACCCATTTAACCAATAGTATATGGCCAACAAGCGAAAGAAGAATCGCGAGCAAGACGATTGGGAGGACGAACCCGACGTGCAGGACCTGCAGCCGGAAGCCGAAGTGGCGAAGATCAGTCTGCGCGACTTTATGGTGCCACAAAAGGTGCAGGCATTCATCCGCGACTACGAACCTTGCAACGAAGGCGACAACGGCTACGAGCAATTAGACGATGCGCGGTTGCGCGAGGTGTTCAAGGCTTACGTCTGCGGCTTGGGCGATACCCTGGGCCTCTATATCGAAGATCTCGAAGCGGCAGGATTCCGTATGCGCATCAGCATCGCCACGGGAGAGCCTTGTCTCTTTGCCAGAAGGAGAATAGATTGTAAATCGTAAATCGTAAAATTGTAAATCGTAATGGCTGACAGCGTAGATATATATATGAATAAACCGCAGCGGATGAATCACATTATCCAAGCGCATGACGTGAGGGGTGTGGCAAGCCGCCGTGTGGGTAAGACAGAGAGCATCGGCGACCGCGTGTTTCAGGTCGGTAAATCTATGCCGCAAGGCTTGGGCGCTTGGGGCGGTATCAGCCGCGCACAGCTCTACTGCAAACTGATACCAGGCGCACTGACCGCCATGAGCCGCTTCTACGGCTTGACCGAAGGCACGCACTACGGCGCAGGCAAGCCGCCTTCGTGGGTGCCAAAACCCATTGCCAATATGCGCAACTACTCCGACTCCATCTGGTTCGCCAACGGCTTCATCTGGCAGATGATAAGCATGGCGCAGGTGGCAAGTGCCAACTCCTTCACATTCAACCATGCCATCTTCGACGAGTGCCGCTTTGCCAAGAAACAGAAAATCTACGAGGAACTGATGCCCGCCATCTCTGGTCAGACGCACCCCTTCGGCGACAAGGCTTTCAGCCGCGAAAACCCATATTACTGCGGGACGTACTTCGTCAGCGATGCCGCATTGACTTTGAAGCAATCGTGGCTGGAACAGGAGGAGGACAAACTGGAAGAGAAGCCGTCGCTCGGCCCGTTCACCGACATGACCTACCGACAGATTCAGGACGAGCTGGAACAATTCGCCAAGGCCGTCATCAAGTACAACGACCTGCTCTACTATGCCAAGAAGGAGGGCAGGAAGGTCATCGAGGTGTCGCCCGAAAAGAAAGCGGAAATCGAGGAGCTATACGAAGCGGTATCGAAGCGCGAGGGGCCGTATAAGATCATTCCGAGACAATATGCTGCAGACGTGAAAGGCACGATTGAACGGCTCGTATCGTATAAGTTGGTCAGTCAGGACGATGCCGAACTGCTATACTCGCACAAGTACCTTATCACGAAGCAAGACCAGTTGGAGATGATGAAACTCAACATCCCCAACAACAACTACCTGAAACGCATCCAGCAACTGCGCTCATGGGCCTTCTACTGCTGGCGGGCTTCAACATTGGACAATGCCGACGTGGTGGGCTTCGAGTACATCGCCGCCATGTATCGTGACCTCAGTCCTGGGCTGTTCTCGGTATCAATTCTAAACGAAAAGAAGGCAAAAGCCAACGAGGGTTTCTATACGAACCTTGACATAGAGAACGTACACGGCTACATCCCCGACGACGCACCCTGCATCGACAAGAGCATACACCTCGCCACAAGCGAGTACGTCAAGAGCGGCATGAAGTACAAGGAGGACTACGAGACCTACGACTTCGCACGGCTCGGCAAGGTGGACGACTGCACGCAGGATGGGGATGTCATTGATGCCCTACCCCTGCACATCGCCTTCGACTACAATGCCAACATCACCACCGTTGTTACTGGTCAGGTCTATAAGCGCGACGGCGTGGAATGCCTCTGCGTGCTCGGGTCGATGTACGCCCTCTATGAAAGGAAAATACACGCCCTCGTGGAGGACTGGAACCGCTACTACGCGCCGCACCGCGCCAAGAACCGCACCGTCTATTACTACTACGACGCCACCGCCAAGTTCCGTGGCTATGCCATCGAGAAGAGCGACGACTTCAAGGACACCATCATCGCCGACCTGCGCAAGTACGGCTGGGATGTCGTCGGCGTGGATATGGGTCCCCCTGTCGAGCACCACGAAAAGCACCGCATGATCAATGAATCGCTCGGCGGGTGGGCTGCACCGGCCATACGCATCAATCAAATCAACAACGAGGACTTGATTATCGCCATGCAAATGACCGAAATAAAGGAACGCTACAATGGTACGCAGAAAATAATCACCAAGAATAAGTCAGGTGAAAAAAAGGCAGATACCGAAGACGGCGTACCCCTCCAGAATCGAACGGATATAACGGACGCTTTTGACTCGTTGTTCATCGGGATCAAGATGTTCAGATTCCGCACCAGCCTCCTGATGACACCGAGCGGGAAATAACTCCACGCCGCCCTCCCATGAGGACGGCGTTTTTATGTTATTGAGCATAGTCGCGATAGATTTTTCGCTGTTCGCTCCTTCACTTTTCACTTTTTCCCTATCTTTGCCCCGCTCAATCC